TCCAATTTGCACCTGATGATGAGGTAGATGCAACAGCAACAAGAAAAATACAAAGATTTTTCAAACAAGGTATGTTACCCTCAAAATCAAATAACACGGGTGAAAAATTATATCTAGGTTCACCACATGTATTCAGATTATGTTATAAAAATAAAGGAAAAAGAATAAAAGGTTTGAATATTTTTAAAATATGTGCATTGACTGCATGTGAAATCAACTTTACACCAGAGAATGTATATCAAGCATATGAGGATGAAAAAGCAGTGTCAATGCCAGTTAGAAGTTTTATGACTCTAACATTTACAGAACTTACACCTATATTCTCTAATGATTATGATCATAACTTTGTAAGTAAGAATGTTGACCCAAGTTTAGCAGACTTAGGTCTAAACATAGTAGGTGAAAACAACATCACAGACGACGACATAGGATTCTAAAATGGCTTATTTCGACCAACACCCAGACTTAATTCTACCATCATTTTCTCCAAATAGAAATTCTAGTGGTGATTCTTACATAACAAAAAATCTCTTCAAAAGAGGAAAAATTAGAGAAGATTTTTTCCAAAATGCAGTTGCTTTTGAGAAATATCTTGTCGTAGGTGACGATAGACCAGATAATGTTGCAGAAAAAATATACGGAGATTCTGAGTTAGATTGGGTTGTCCTCATATCAAATAATATCTTGAATGTTAGAGATGAATGGCCTATGAGTCAATATGACTTGCAAAGGTATTTGAACAATAAGTACAACCCTGAACAATTGACTCAAATACATCATTATGAAACAAAAGACATTAGGGATGAAGAAGAAGTATTAATCTTAGAAGGGGGATTGACTGTTGATGCTAATTTTACATTCAAGTATAATTACAATGGAACTAACTATTCTCTATCAGGTTCGGATGTTCTAGATTCGTTCACAAATTATGATTTTGAAATTAATAAAAATGATTCAAAAAGGGATATTTTTACTATAAGGTCAAATTACCTTGATATGATAATAGAGGACTTGAGAGATATTATGACATATAAGGATAGTTCTCAATATATCAATAAAAAGACAAAATCGGGCGATAATATAAGAGTCTAAAAAAACCTATAGGCAAAAAAATACCCCGAAGTTTTTTTCGGGG